TATTTCCTAAAGGAGTACCCGCATCCTGGGCATAGCTAGTTGAAATTAACGCAGTAATAAATGTAACTAAAAGGAGTAGTCGTTTCATATAAACTAGATTAGCTAATTATTTGCCTGTTATTGTTATTATATCGTCTGTATTGAATGGTACGAGCTTTGAAAACTCTCCGGTATCTGGGTCGATATTCCAGTTATCTAATGAGGTTTGATTCTCCGGAGTATGGAGGTTGTAATTATAAATCTCAGAACCATTTAGGGTTACTGTTATGTTTTCCCAATCCTTATCCTTTAAGACATTTAGTATAAATGAGCTTTCCCCATCAGCTGGATAATTCTCTCCCGCACCTGGCACTAAGGTTGGGTCACCAACCCTAAAGGCAACACGGAAGGCATTGCCACTAAAATGTTTAGCAATTTCACTCCATAATACCTTATACCATTGATTGTTATAATAGGCAAAGAATATTGCGTTATCATTAAACTTGTAGGTAAGGTATTTACTTAAAGTTGGGAGGTAGGAAGTGGGAACTGATATGGGTTCTACGTTGGTAGATATAACCCCATAATACTCAGCTTCGGTTATTTGGACTATAACCCCAGTGTTAAGGGCCTTTATTACGTCCTCATTAAGGTTTAAGTAATCTAAGGCTGCAGCAATATTGTCCGGGTCACTAAGGCTTAGGTTCAACCTTTCATCCTTATACTCGGTAACACTGCCTAATTTTACATATATTAAAGGCATACAGCTGGTTTATAAAGCTAAAAAAGCCCATTACCGTTAGATAATGGGCTTAGTGAAATTATTGAACGGTTGTTAACCTTAGTCCATTGTAACCACTTCCTGGCTAGTAGGATCCATCCATACTGGGAAGCCATTGGTTGCAAAGGCCTTGCTGTAGTCAAGGGCAATGCGGCTGTCACGGTAGATGGTTGCAAAACCAGTGGTGATGGTTGCAAAGCTTTGCTCAGTTTGGTTAGAGATGATTTTCTCTGACTCAACCAGCAGGGGCTGTGCATTTAATTTGATAAGGGATGAGCTCTTATCCACAATAACCGCAGTTTTAGCTGGGATTGAACCATGGATATATACGCTTGAGGTATTAGGGATTGGGCTCTTAATATCCAAAGCAACTCTCTCATTACCTACTAACCGGGTGTTAACGAATAACTCCATCATGTCAGTAGCCATATCCTCACCGCATACTGCAATGGCTGGGTTCTTACCCAAGCGGCCCATTCTTACCCAAATTTTAAGCAGGTCACGGAATACCAGGGTGTTTGCAGTAGCAACCCCGACAGTTGCGATAGAATCGCTACCATCTTTCTGGTCTCCGTTTAAAAGGGTGGTCAAAGCTAAACCATCCAGGCCCATACCCATTTTAACCCCGAAGTCCTGCATATATATGCTTACCAGGTTAATGGCAACATATTGCAATACTTCGTATGGAACCTTGATACCACGGCCATATTTATGAATGCTTACCTCTTTAGATTGGAAGCTTACAGAACCAGTTGTGATGGTCTCTGCAACCCCTACCTTTTTAGGTGTAGCTTCACTCATATTGATGGCAGGCATTTTAACAGTAGTTTGGGATACTGTTTGCTCACCGGCAATAAGGTTGGGGTAAACTGGAGCTTTACGCAAACCCAGTCTGATAGCATCCCGGAAAATCTCTGGGATGAGCCAACGCATAGAGTTGTCGGGCAGGTTAATAATGTTTTGGATGGTATCCAGGGTGGGATTAATTTTTAAGTCCTGGTAAAAAGCATCCATTGAAATACCCCATTTTTGCTGGACATACTCCGAAAGGGAGATATCTTGAGGGGCTCTTGAATCCCGGCGGATTGCCTCGCATTGACGAACCGCTTCTTCAACGTTTTTCGCCACTAGGGGTTTTCTTTCTGTACTCATATAATTATGATTGAGCTTTGATTTATTACTAATAATAAGTTTGGTATCGATTTTTTAGGTACCGATTAACCTTGCAGCAATACCCGGACAATTTCACCTGCACCGGCAGCGGCATCCAATGCCCAACCATTGTTTTCAGCAGCAGTGGCTGAATTGGCATACTGGTTGTAGCCTGTGGTACCATCTACATCGGTAGCAGCATCATATCCTTGGTAGGCAACGGGGCCTGTTGCAAGGGCACCAGTGCTAATACCATTGATGATGGCAAAGCCACGAGTAATAACGGTTGCTAAATCACCGATAGCTGCAGCTTCGGGAGCATATACATAACCTATCAAGGTATGCAATAAATCCCCTTTAGCCCAGGCAGTTACCTTGCCATCAGCAGTAAGTTTTACGGGTTGACCATGTTTAAGGGCAACTGCTGCCTCAAACTCAACCGCAATTTTTTCACCCTCTGTAGCAAGGAAGGTGGTTTTAGATGTTCCGCCTAATACGTACATATTTCAGGTTTTATAATGTTAAATATAAAAAGTGTTGTTATCCGATTTTGTTAAAGCTTAGTGCATTCCCAGGATTGATTTCTGGGTTTGTTTCCATTGAAGCTCACTTACTGTAGGCTCTACGGTTTTGCCCCCATTTTGTTCTGTAGAACCTTCTTGCTGGGAAGCAGAGGCTCTGTTTACATTCTCGCTACCGCAATCCTTACAGGTCAATGGGAAGGCTTCTTCCAATTGAGTAGTGTATTGAGTGTTCAGGGCTTTAAGAGTTGCATAGTCAGCTTTAGCAATTAATCCGGTTACTGCCTCCAGTGGGTTACCCTTAGCGATTACATTATAATTTTTAAGAACCTCGGCACGGAAGGCATCGGTAAAGGTGTTTACCTGATTTTGCAAGGCAGTCAAAGCCTCTTGGCCTACTGGTGCAGGTGGATTCTCTGTAAGGCGGGTAACTTCTCCGCTAAGCCTTGTTACCTCGGCAGCTTGGGTAGTATTTGTATTAACCAGGGTAGAAACTCCGTTGGTTACTACGTCTTCGGTTATGGTTTCTTCATTGTATTCAACTGATTCACCGTTTACGGTATTTTTAAGGCCCATTACCATTGCCAAGGCAAGAAGAAATTGTTTATTCATAACAGTGGAGTTATTGTTGTCGTTAATATTAGAATTAGCAGGTATCGTCGGATTTTCTGAGTTGTTTACCACATCGGTTTTAAAGTCAAACCAGAAAAATTTGGTTGCTGGTGCCTTAGTGGGGTTAGCAGAGTTATATGATACATCTGCAAATAGGGGGTTATTTATTTCCCCTTTGTCCGTGATTTTCTGGGCATAAGGATCTGCACCATGGGAAACTAATGATATTTCATGGTACCTTTTAACATCTGTGGCAATCCTACGAATCATTTTACCTTCCGCATCAAACGTACCTAATTTCCTGAAGAATTCCTCCTCACTTAAAGAGGCATGGGATTTTTCCCAAAGGAATTGTATAGTTACGGATGTAGAATGTATGGCGGGAGGATCCATCATAATAAGCCTTGCTACCCTTGGATGGCTCTTACCATCTATTTTTAGCTTAGCATTAATACCCGCAGGGACAAGGATGCCCGATTTAGTTTTATAGGAATCCTGCCAAGAAACATCAGATACTGCACCAAAGGCGTTACCAATTGCCATTTCATGGTCAGCATTAACTGTCTGACCTTTTAAAAGGCTCATTGAGTTCTTTAAAACCTTACCTTCGCTAAAATCTACCGGGTTCCAGTTTTTATGAACTATAACCTCTGATAAAGCCCTAAATACGGGATAAACGAATTCACTTTCTTTGGGTGAAAGGTCCTCGGCTGTTACATCAGGGTAATAAGTATTATAGTTGGCAGTATTGGTATCAAATAACCCAAAACTATCCAACTCATCATTTTCCTGATTGAGCAGTTTATTTGCAAGAGCATTCAGGTTAACTTTGTCCGGGCAATTACCCATAACAATGTTGTTACCGAATGCCAATCGGATTGTATCTAAAAACTTCATAAAAATATGGGGTTTAGTATTGTGCCTACTTTTTATCTGGTTTGGGATTAGGTTTGTCCTTTCTCCTTGAGGTCCTAGCTGACTTATTTTTCTGGGCTTTTCTGTCCTTTTTAGCTTTAGATTTATCAGTAGCTAACCCGGCATCTGGTGATTGTGGAGCTACCCCCGCTAATACCTCGGGATCTACCAATGGAGCGGACTCAGCTGGGGCTTCATAACCTAGTTCATCGGCCATTTGGTCTTGGTTAATTACGCCCATTATATATTTATCTTTAACGTTACGAACCTTAATTTCCTCGGCTTGTTGGTATTTAAGGTCGTCCTGTATAGTTGAACGGTTGAATTGTACAGTTAAGTAGTCAAAGTTAAAGCCTGCTAGCCTTAACTCCAAGGCATACCCAAACTCAAGGTTAGTCTTAATGAGGTTTTGTATATTTCTTAGCTCAGATAGCATCTTCATAAAGACTATGCCCATTGTACCTTCTGAAGAGGAGTAATCTCTACCCCACAGGCTGGCATCTTGCTTTAAGGCTGAGGCTATTTGGAGCTCATTATTCTTATAGATTTCAACTACCTCACCATATGCTTTTGAGGCTGAGTTGAATTTAAACTCGTGGTCGTCCTTAAACCCTACTACTACTCCTTCTCTAACACCCCCCATTATACGGGATTTAGCTTGCTTAATATAGGTGTCTAGTCGTGCCTGATAAGCTTTATCAGTCTCACCATCTTCAATATCGGGTTTAGAAACTAGCGCTTCGAAGAAACCCACTAAGCCTAACATATCAACTATGAAGTCGATGTTGTTATCCATGTGGGTTTGAGCTTTAATACGGGGGATTACCGATAAATATGGGGGTATACCATAGGGGAGCTCTTCGTCTCCGCTTAAACCCAGGTATTTATAGGTATTCTCGTTTAGGGGTTTTAAACCTAACTCAGGTGCTTCACCTATAATAGCGTTCTTAGATTTTTGGAAGGGGATATATTTAGCCCTGCCTTTATCCAGTTTAAATACAATGTTTTCGGGGTTAATCAAGGCGCAGACCTGGATGCCCGTTAATAAATTATTAGGAACCCACTCGTTTGATAAAGCTCCGGAGATAAGGATTTGGTAGAACATTTTTGTTACTAACCCATCCATACCGGCTTGTCCAGATGCCCAGTTTTTACGCTTATTAATGAGGTGGTTCCTCATTTTATCCACTTGCTCAGTGGGTACTTTACGGTCGAAGGATATTTTGTGACCGGTGTTTCCCAAACTAGCTATATTCCAAACCGCCTGGGAAACGTCCGGATTTAATTGTACCAAAGCCCTAATAATAGGGATTAATTCAACCATAAACTGTGGGCTAACCACAGAGAATTGGTCATTTATGCTTAGAATGCTACCGGTTCCTGTGTTAGGCTCACTTTGTCTTCCTGCTGGTAGTGCCTTAATGTCGGGTCTATCATCTATGCCTGTGGATTTTGTAGGAGCGTTTGAAGTTCCTGCCTCTTGAACAAAAGAAGAGGAGTTGCCTCCCCAAAATTTCCACCATGGTTGTTTTGTAGCCATAATTTATCCTGGTAATGCTGATACTGTTGAGTACCTGCGTTTTCTAACGAAATTAGTAATAGCTTTAGCAAAGATGGCGTCGTCAGTATAAACCTCATCGTCCATAAGGTCATCACTTGCTGCCTTGTCCTTGTTCATAGCTACCGGTCTATTACGGGCATCGTAGATAAAGGTGTAAGCTTCATCACAAAAGAATTTGTCCTTGATTATTACCGACTCAGTCCTAATATCCTCTTCAAGCTCTGCGATAATGATTGGCCTATTCTTCTTAGTGGTATACCACCCGGGAATAATTTCCTCTTCAGGCTTAGACTTACCCTTCTTACGCAATAACTGACGACTATAATAAAGATTAGTGTACCCATTAGTCTGAAGATTCATAGCAACACCCAATCCGATGTCATTGCTTTCAGGAGCTACTACTGCTCGGTTATATTTTTTACCCCAAGTAGCAGCAAGTTTTTCAGCCTTGGTAATTGGTATTTTGCCTTTGAAGCTTACGTACTCCTCACCCGTGGAGTCCATTATACTAAAGGCTGTGTAATCTTGTGACCTTCCCGTGGCAATATCCATACCAAGGGTGTATCGTTTGTTCTTTTCCGGTTCTTTAAATACTCTTAGTAACCCGTTCTCCCTCATTTCGATAGGGGTGTAGTCAACTAAGGAGTCCTCTATATCCCGGATGTCGGATAAGTCAAATACAGTATTACCGGATGTTAAGAAGTCACCATCAATCTCCTGGGCTGTTTTACGTGGTCCTAAAATCTCCGCTTGTTGTCTATACCAGTTCATGTCCCTTTCGGGGTGCATTTGCCAGTGTAGTCTTATTGGGTTGAAGGCATTACCCCCAGCAACTGCATTAACGAAGAGTTTGTGGAAGAAATTACCAACCCCATATGCAGTTGAATTTACTATTGCTCTACCCCCCGTTGATAGAGTAGGCCAGGATGCTGCCCAGATTCTCTCTGCCCATCTTACTATTGCCGCCTCGTCAATAACCAGGATTGATACAGCCTCTGAACGACCAGCTTCTTCTGTTGTGGGGATGGATGCAATGATTGAACCATTTGAAAACTCCATCTCCGAAGCTGTACCATAGGAGTCTTCTGTTCTACCATTTACGATTTTAGTCTTAAGGAAGTCGGGCAAGTTCTTATACATGAACTTAATCTTCCTTAATACCTTCTTAGCAACCCTATCCTTAATGGAAATGATTACGATGTTTTTATGTGGGTGGTACATCGCATACCACAAACAGAAAAGGGATATCAACTCTGTGATACCCGCTTGTCTGAATTTTAGGATTACGTTAAACCTTTCTTGTAAGAATTTTAGGAGAACTGCCTTTTGAAAAGGGTATAAGTCGAAAATTACTTTACCCCTAAGGGGGTGGATAAGGTAAATGTATTTTGCAAATTCAAAAGGGTCATTGGCACACTTGTTTAAAATGTGGAGCTCCTCTTTTGTAAGGTTGTGAGTCTCAATTATCTTTCTGCCCATTTACTTAAGTCTAAACTTACCACCAATTTGAAAATCCCAGTTTGGAGCTCGGGTTGAAAATTGACCCCGAGTGAATAAACCAACCCGTTTATACTCAATAGTACCTTCAGTGGCCAAGTAAGAAGCCTTACTGAATGGGTTATAACCAAGGTATAACCAAGCTGATGTAGTTATGGGGGATCTTATACTAACCTTAGTTTGGGTAGGGGTTCCCGCCAGGGTATCCTTTAACCAAACGTAATCAAAATCCCTAAGGTCAACTGGGTACTGTTTTGTTAGGTACTTACCCAAACTATCCTTGAAGGTAAAACTAAGGCGGCTTTGGGAAATTAGCTGTTTTACCAAAACCAGGTTAGGGTTAGTGGTATCACGGTATATTGTGTCGTGTATTATTACCTTCTCGGGCCTTATAGGTATATACCCGCTGGGGATAACCATAATGGGTACAGTATCCCCTATAACTGTATCGGTTTTAGTTGGTTGGGGTAATTGGTGTATATTATCACCATCCTTGGGCTTATTGCAGGTTTTGTAAAGCAATACAGCCACCAATACTATCAAGAACCCTAATAACAGGGTATTTAGGTATTTGTTATTGAACATAATGGTATGGGTTTAGAACCCCACAGTAACCTCCTTAATAAAATATATACTTATAGTATATTTTATAGGGGTATGTAGGGCAGCTTATTTTAGGTATATTAGGCTATGAAATCCTGGTAATATTTATTTACCTGAGTAAGGTATGCCTTAACACTAATACCGAAGAAGCCTTTCTTACCTAAAAAGGCCACATAATCCTCTACCGATTGGATTTTGGTAAAGTCTACCTTATTGTACCTGAGCCAATTTACCAAATCCTTAGTACTATCCTCAATTGAGGCATATCGGGCATAATTGGTATTTCCCTCTGATTTGGGTGGGGCATTTTTAACCTTTCCCAGTGTAGCAGGCCCAATGATGTAGGGGGTTTTACGAACTGCTGGGATTTTCATACCAAACCCATTTTTATCGTCTGTGAACAACGAAGAGGTAAAATTGCCGGTCTCTACCCTGCTTTGACTTGCTATAAACTGGCAAATGTGATGGGGTACCCCCTCCTGGGTAGCTGCCACAATAATTCGGTTACAAATTGTTTGAGTAAGGATGTTCATTGCCATAAATCAATACATTTTTCGAGTTTACGTTTAAACCATTTACTAATCTCCATCGGTGGAGTCTTAGTTACAACGGCCCTGGTTTTATTAATCCAGTAATTTAGCTTCTTTTG